GCTACCGTTAAAAATATTAGTACCATTGCTAGTAACTGTTCTTGGGTCCGTAGGTATTGCAGATCTATCAACTGCTCCGCCTGTCGCGCCGGGCGCCGGCTGTCTACTTCCTCTAAAAACATTCGGAATATTAATATCAGCAAGAGGATTCTGACCTCTTAATATTTTGTTTGTAGCTTTTTTTAAATCGCTAGAAAACACATCTTTTAGGCTAATATCCTTAGTATTGTTAAAGATAAGCCCACCCTTTACAATGGCTCCTATTATATTTCCTGACGCTAAATCACTTGCAACAACATTAGCAGCATCGATAAGTCCACCGCCAAAGAAAATACTGTTAGACGGACCACGACCAAATATACCAATTGGGCTTGGAGTTTTGTCATAATGTATATCAGCAAAACCTTTTGGATTAACATTATTAACAAAACCAGTGGCATATTTTACAGTTTCATATTGAATCTGCATTGTGTGCTGCATAACTCCAGTGTTGGTATAAGCATGAGAATCATGACCAAAATTAGTAACCATAGGATTTATTAGAATATATTCAGCAAACCGTTTTTGTAACATGCTATAAACCCTAATATCCCTAAAAAATCTATCGTTTCCTTTTGAAAAACCCCATTGATTGTCCTCACGACCGCCATAGCGATCATCTGTCCTGTATGACTTACCACCAAGCCTGTATTTACTATCGTTGTAATAAAAATTTGCATATGTGTGCAAAAAACCTCTAATTAAGTCTTTTTGGTCATCATGAAATGTAATATTAACAGGGTTGTAGTGAATTTTATGCTGACTGTGTACTTCTCTATTGTATTGGTTATGTGTTTGAGTATCAATATTGAAACTAGGCAAATCAATGCTTTTTACAAGCATGTTTATTTCTATCTTTTCAACACCGTTAAAATATCTTGCTGCTTGTGCAGTGAGATTAAAAACTACATGAAAAAGGTTAGCGTATCGTGGCTGTAATTCGTAGTTATTATCAACGAAAAGGCGAGCAGCGTGCTGATAATCACGCACATTGTCGCCCTTAGCTAAAGCTGAAAGTATACTGTTAACGCTAGCCACGGAGTGTTATACCTCCTATTAGCCTGTTACTACTGAACCAATAGTCCTTGCAACTGTTGCACCAACACCATCACCAATTGGCGTTTGAATTGCATTATCAAAGCGGATTGCTACGGTAATTGTTGCGGGTTCAACTGTCGCATAGTTTAGATCATTGTAGTTAACGTTTGTCAGGAAACAACCATACATTTCCCATGTCTCCAGGACATTAGGTGTACTAGCAGCGTTACCACCATCCAAAATTTCAAACCGTGTAATAAATTTATAGTCAATGCCAGAAGCAGCACTTGCCTGTTCAAAGAAATCAAATTGCTTCTGAATTTGCTCGCCAATTAGTCTACTTACTGAACCGTTAACATCATCTCTAAAATTAATTGTTACCTGTTCCCAAGCGTATTTTCCTGCCAGGTATACTCTTGAGTTGTACACAGGAATCTCTATTTCTTCAAATGAAACCGTTGGCCGGATGATATCTATAACCTGCTTAGTTAGTTCTGTGCGAGGAGTTGACACACCAAAATTCTCAAAAAACGCTCTAAAGCGGTATTTGAGTTTAGGCATTAGCAAGCCTTGCGAGGTTGCTGATTGATCACTGTCTAGTGGTACAGTAAATTTTGTGAGCGTTGAAACTGACATTGTTGTCTGACTCCTTCTTTAATTTGTTACTAGTATTTATCGTGGCCGGGTCATAAAAATAGGAGGTATTTAGCTACCCCCTATTTTATTTTTCTATTATGGTAAACGAGACCTTAAATTGCGTTCGCTGCTGCTACATTACCACTTGAGATTTCACCAGTATTTTTAAGTCTAACTGGAATATAGATAAATTCAGCAGCCTTCATAGGTTCAATTGCAATGTCAACATATAGTTCATTGCGATCAATTCTGGTTGGTGTGTTATTTGATTCGTCACAAACAACTAAGAAATCATAAAGACCACGCTTTGCAACAAGATCATTCATTGATTGTTCAATGATCTCTTTAAGCTCGTCTCGTGTAATCTTATCATTTGGCTCAAACACAAATGCAAGAGCAATAGATTTTAGTTGCTTACGTAGATAAGCAACAAGTCTTGCAACATTAATTCTATCTAGAGCACTTGGAGTTGTTGCCCGGGTTTTATTACCATACCCAAGTATACCGGCTCCATGGAAGAATGCAATTGGGTTAACTCTATTAGTATAAAGTGTATCCCGTAAACTTTCTCTAGTATTGTCCACTGTAAACTCGCCTGTTGATGCGTTAATATAACCAATGCTACTTACATTGTCAACTGTTCCTCTACGTGTACCAGCCGCGGCAAACCATGGATAGCTCTGGTCATCACTTCTGCTAAACATACGTAGAACAGCATGAGTCGACGGAACAACAATACTATTACCTGATAAGTCTGTAGTAGTGCCCGATGGGTAAAATACGCCGAGGTATGTATCGCTTGTAACTAGTCCATCGTCTCCGTTATCTGTAGCAAGCACCGAATTTGCTGCCCAGTTCTGAACCTCTGTACTAGTTGCTGCTAGCCTTAATGGTGAATCGCCAATAACAAATGCTGTATTCAACCGATCGTTGTTTAGGCTAACCATATTAGCAATTAGCTCTGGGTAACCAGGTGCCGCAATAAGGTTAAAGTCTCGCGAATCTTCACGCAACTCTGTGCTTGTGTCACATGCCGACTTCATTGCCGCTGTAACTACCTTACGAACAGCCTTTCGGCCCATATATGGTGACCCGTCATTTTTGTTGCCACTTGTTGATACCCACGCATCCTTTTCTGTTGGCAGTGTTCCGTAAAGAGTAGTATCAGCAAAATTTGTTCTGCTAAAGTAATTCGAGCGAAACTTCTTTACGTTGTATGAACTACGCCGTGTATTAAACAGTAGTATACCACGTGGATAAAGTGTTGGATCTGGCTTGTCAATATCAATTGTATTACTTTGTAATAGGCTCTTTGTTGTTGCGATTGTGCCTGTTACTACGTCTGTTGTTGTATCTCCCATATAGCGGGCGTCAGCAAACAAAATACCGTCTTCAGTTGTCTGATCTGTAAGGTCTATTAATACCCACTTGTTTTCGCTGCTAACTACTTGATAACGATAAAGTTTTGGATAATTTTCTAAATCGCTTGTATCAATCCAAAGATCACCAGTTACTAATGCACTAGTATCACTTTGTACAGTTGGCGCGGTTGCACTAAAGATAACACCATCTGGATCTGTGTTACCTAGATTATATCCTCGAGCATCGCTCGACACAAGTTGATAGCCGGCCCATAAAGTACCATTGTGAATCATAATGTCCGCTTCATAACCACCGTGATACCAGTATCTTAAATCTGTTGGGTCTGAGGTTGGTGCTGTACTACTTGCTGTGTAAGTTGGTGCAATCCAGTTACTTAGAATTAAGTCGCTGCTGTTGCCTGCCCGTACCTGACCTGTTGTGATGGCTGTAGTGATACCAGCTGTTGTTAGTGGTGTTCCTGCTGTTTCCTTAAGAACAATAACACCACCCAATCCATGGCTGATTACTATCGCACCACTTGTAACAATAGCTGCGCTAACACTAGCCACATTAGCAGCATTAATGTCGCTAGCTAGTGTTGTTAATGTTGTGCCGCTTAGTGTGACTGTTGTTGCCGTCGATAATGCTGTACTGTTGGCAACACTTGCACTAATAGTAAATGTGTTGCCTGCTGTTAACGTAGGAGCGGTGGCTGTTCCTGTAACATCTAGAGTGCCTTTTGCATAACGTTTGAATATTTTGTATGTTGCTGTATCATCTTCTGTAACATCAAACTGGACGTAATACGTTGCCGCTTCGATATCTAAACCGCCCGTTGCATCAAGGTTCTTGTTTGCAGTTTGGTCATTTTCATAAAGACTTGTAGTTTTGCTCGCAAATGCTGCCGATGATGTGCTGTAAACACTAATGTCAAACAACCCACCAAGGTTACTTGCTGTTGTTTTAACCCAAATACTTCCGTTTGGACGCGGGGTTGTGTCTGTT